TAGATTTGTGCCTTGTATGGTTTCAGGACTAGCATATTATTTAGCACAAAAATATAAACCAGAATTAATTCAAGCTATGAAGTTAGCTTATGAAGATGAATTAGCAAGAGCACTAGCGGAGGACGGGTCAGCTTCGAGTACTTACATTACTCCTAAAGCTTACTACCCAAGTACATAATGGCTAAATACGCAACTGGAAAACATTCAAAAGCAATATCTGATAGATCAGGATTAGAGTTTCCTTACACAGAAATGGTAAGAGAATGGAATGGATCTTTTGTTCATATATCAGAGTTTGAACCAAAACAACCACAGTTAGAACCAAAACCTATGAATGGAGATGCAATATCTTTACGTCATGTACGACCAGCTAGAACAGAACCAAGTGTTCCATATTTATTACAAACAGATGCTTTTGAAACATATGCAGCCGGTTCTGGAATTATAAATGTAACTGCTCCAGGACATGGAATTACGAACGGAAGCACAAAAAGATTTAGAGGTGCTCCACTTGCTGTCACTGCATCTGGAGGGACTTTTCAATTTACAAACCCACAAAGTTTTGATGGTATAGCAGGATCTAATATTGCAAAAGCAGCAGGATATACAATAACCACAGGTATTTACGTAAATGATGCTAGAGATACTAGCGACTACTCAACTGCTAATTTTTTTCATTTTACAGTTGATACCAACACTGCTACAAAAGGAAGTGTAAAAGGAGGAGGCGACGGCTGTTCTGTTGGACCCGTTACTTTAACAGCATGATTAAATATATAAAAAAATTATGGAAAAAATGGTTTGGAAAAAAAGAACCAAAACAAGAAGTTAAAATTGAAATTAAACCAACTCATTGTTTAACACATTTAAGATTTAGAAAAAGCTGTCCAGCTTGTTTGGAGATTATTAGATAATGGCAGGATTAAGTGCATCAGGATTAAAAACACAAATAAGAAGCTACACAGAAGTTGATTCTAATGTGTTATCTGATTCTGTTTTAGAAAATATTATTTTAAATGCACAATATAGAATTTTTAGAGATGTGCCTATTGATGCAGATAGAAAACAACAAACGGGAAATTTAGTTACAGGTCAAGAAAGTATTAATGCACCCGCAGGAGCAGTTTTTATCAGAGGTATACAAGTATATGATTCTACTTCTGCAGTGACTGGACCTAATGTTTGGTTAGAGAAAAAAGATATAACATATCTTCAAGAATATGTATCTTCTACAGCTTCTGCTAGTAGAGGAAAACCTAAGTATTATGCCATGTTTGGCGGTGCTACAGGAGAGTCAGATACCACATCTGGTAGAATGATGTTTGCACCTGTGCCAGACACTACCTATAAATTTAGAGTGCATTACAATGCAGCGCCAGCTCTTTTAGAGAGCGATAATACCAACTATATTAGCTTAAACTTCCCTAATGGCCTGTTATATTGCTGTTTGGCAGAGACTTATGGTTTTTTAAAAGGGCCAGCAGATATGTTGACATTATACGAGAACAAGTATAAACAAGAGGTACAGAAGTTTGCGAATGAGCAAGTTGGAAGACGTAGACGAGATGACTACACAGATGGAACAATAAGACTTCCAATTGACTCACCAAACCCATAGGAGATAAAAAATGGCAATAACATCAGCAGTTTGTACAAGTTTTAAAGTAGAACTTTTAAAAGGCGTTCACAATTTTACAGCAACAACAGGTAATACTTTTAAGATTGCTTTGTACACTAGCTCAGCAACTTTAGGGGCTGGAACTACCGCTTATTCAACTTCAAACGAAATTACAAACACTTCTGGAACAGCTTACACAGCTGGAGGTGCAACGCTTACGAGTGTTACACCAACATCAGACAGCACGACAGCTGTTTGTGATTTTTCTGACGTATCTTATACTGACGCAACATTTACAGCAAACGGCTGTTTAATCTACAACGATACAGCAACAGGCGACCCTGCTTGTGTTGCAGTTGCATTTGGCTCAGACAAAACTGTAACTAGCGGAACTTTTACAATTCAATTCCCGACAGCAGACGCTACGAACGCAATCATAAGAATAGCGTAAGGAGGTAGCAACGGATGTCCGTTACTAGAACTTATACGGTAACGGTGGTTAGCACCGATGATGGCAATAAATATTTTATTGATGGTGTTCGACAAGATACTTTATATTTAGCAGAAAGTGGAACTTACAGATTTGATCAAGCAGATTCTTCAAACGGTGGTCACCCGTTAAGATTTTCTACAACAAGCGATGGAACTCACAACAGCGGAAGTGAATACACTACCGGAGTTACGACCAACGGAACTCCAGGTTCTTCTGGAGCTTACACTGAAATTACTGTAGCAACCGATGCACCAACTTTATATTACTATTGTTCAGTTCACTCTGGAATGGGTGGAACAGCAAACACTCCTGCATCAAACACATGGGGAGCTTTAGGGTGGAGCACAAATCGTTGGGCATCAGCCTCAGCGATTATTCTTGGTTGGGGTGGATCATCTTGGAACGATGGTGAATGGGGTGAATTAGGTGATGTAACACTAACCTTAACTGGTCAATCAGCAACTGTTTCTCTTGGAACGCCAGATGTTTTCCCTGAACAAGGTTGGGGTAGAGACACTTGGAATTTTGAATCTTGGGGTGAATCAGGACTTACTGTTGAACTAACAGCTCCTGATGCAATGACAACTTTTATTGGAGTTGGAAGCACTTGGAACAAAGGTTCTTGGGGTCAAGATCAAGGTTGGGGAACTTTTGTTTTATCTCCAGCAGATGTAATGGGAGTTACTGGAGTATCATCAACTTCTAGTGTTGGCTCTGTTTCGTTTGTAATAGATACAGAATTTTCATTAACAGGAGTTTCTTCAACTTCCGCTGTTGGATCATTAACTCCAGCAGATGTAATGGGATTAACTGGTCAAGCAGGAACGTCAGCAGTTGGATCTATTTCACCAGCAGATGTTGTAGGTATAAGTGGTGTATCAGCCACATCTTCATCAGGATCTATAACAATTGGATCAAGTCCAGTTGTAGTTCCAACAGGAGTGCAGGCAACTGTTTCTGTAGGGTCAATAGACCCTTCTGCACAAGTTGTGGGTCCTACAGGTGTATCAGCTACATCTGCAGTTGGAACTTTAGTTCCAGCGGATGTTATGGGATTAACTGGAGTTTCAGCAACAGCTGAAGTTGCTGCTTTTGGTACTGCTTCTGGCTTCGGAATTCAAGCTTATGAAGCTATTGACACGGGTTCAAATTCTTCGTATACAAATGTTGCAACTGGCTCAAATACAAGTTATAGTGATGCAGCATAGGAGAAAATAAATGGCTTCAACATATACAGGTTTAGGTGTCGAACTTCAAGCAACTGGCGAAAACGCTGGAACATGGGGGACGAAAACTAATACAAACTTACAAATTTTAGAACAAATTTCAGGTGGTTTTACACAACAAGCAGTATCTGACTCTGGAGATACAACTTTATCAGTAACAGACGGTGGAACAGGTGCAACTCTTGCACACAGAATGATAGAGTTTACAGGCTCTTTAACTTCAGGAAGAAATGTAACTATTCCATTAGATGTTCAAACTTTTTACTTTTTAAAAAATTCAACAAGCGGATCTCAAAACGTAACTTTTAAATACGTTTCAGGTTCAGGAGACACTGTTGCAGTTTCTCCTTCATCAACTGCTATTGTTTTTGCATCTGCAAACGATGGTACAAACCCGGATATTATAGATATTGGAATGGGTGATGTAACACTTACTGGATCACAAACTTTAACAAACAAAACTTTAACAGCTCCAAAATTTGCAGACGGTGGTTTCATAGCTGACGCAAATGGTAACGAATCTGTAGTTTTTGGAACAACTTCATCTGCAGTTAATGAAATTAAAGTTACAAATGCTGCTACTGGAAACGATCCATTAATCGCTGCTAACGGTGGCGATTCAAACATAGATTTAGCGATAGCACCAAAAGGTACTGGTGAGATCGTGGTTGGAACAGGATCTGCAGACGCTACAATAACTTCTAGTGGTGCGCACAATCTAGTTTTAGACACGAACTCAGGTACAAATTCTGGAACTATTACAATTACTGATGGTTCAAATGGAAACATTGTTATTGCACCTAATGGCACTGGTGTTGCTCAAGCCGTAGATGGTGGAGATAACACTGCAGCAATTAAAATTGCTGGTAAAGAAACTATTTGGGTTCCAGCTGTAGCCATGTATCCTAACACTACAAATGGTTGTGCTGCTCTTGCTCAAACAGAATTATCTAATGGACCTGAAATTAAAACTTTAGATTTTGATAAAGACTCTGATGAGTTTGCTCAATTTGCTGTTGCTTTCCCTAAATCATGGAATGAAGGCACAGTAACTTTTCAAGCTTTCTTTACCGCAGATTCAACAAACACAGGAACTACAGCATGGGGACTATCTGGTGTGGCTATTGCAGACAATGATTCTTGTAATACAGCTTTTGGAACACAAGTTGTTGCGACAGCTAAAGCTCACAGCGGTACAGCAAACGATTTAGACGTAGCAGCAGAAAGTGGAGCAGTAACTATTGCAGGTTCACCGAGCACTGACGAGCAAGTGTTCTTTCAAATCTCAAGAGATGTTTCAGCAGATGATTTAAATGCTGATGCAAAATTATTAGGAATTAAACTATTCTTCACTACAGACGCTGCTAACGACGTATAAGGAGAATAAAAATGTCCGGATTCGGATATAATATATTAGGTTTTGGTAGCAGTGCAGCAGTGGCAGATCCAGCAGTAGATTATGTAGTTGTAGCAGCCGGCGGTAGCGGTGGAAACGGCCGAGGCGGTGGCGGCGGAGCTGGTGGATATAGATCCACATTTGGTTCAGCCTCTGGTTCAGGAAACACTGGCGGTGGAGGAACAATCGAGTCAACAATAGAATTTACATCAGGCACACAATATACAATCACAATAGGTGGCGGAGGAGGCTCTGTATCAGGAGATACAGTTGGAAATAATGGCGGAGACTCTTCCCTTTCAGGATCAGGAATAACAACAATTACATCAACTGGTGGCGGTGGCGGTGGAGCATACCTTAACAAAGCTGGAAAAGCAGGAGGCTCTGGCGGTGGCGGATCAGGTACTGCCAGCGGTGGTTCAGGAACTTCAAATCAAGGTTCTGCTGGTGGAAACAGTCCAGGTGGTGTGAATGGAGCTGGCGGCGGCGGAGCATCAGCCGTTGGATCAAGTAGCGGTGGTGGAGCTGGCGGAGATGGCGAATCATCATCAATTACAGGATCATCAGTAACACGAGCAGGCGGCGGTGGAGGCGGCGGAGATAGTGCTGCTGGAGCTGGCGGATCTGGTGGTGGCGGTGCTGGAACAAGCGGCGGCGGAGATGGAACTGCTGGAACTGCGAACACTGGCGGCGGTGGAGGCGGCGGAAAATACGCACAGTCTTCAGGTGCTGGTGGATCAGGCGTAGTAATTTTAAGAGTGGCCTCTGCATTATACACAGGAACAACAACAGGCTCTCCAACAGTAACAACAGATGGCACGTCGACTATTATGACATTCACTGGATCGGGAACTTATACAGCATAATTATGGCACACTTTGCAGAATTAGATTCAGAAAATATAGTAAAAAGAGTTATAGTGATTCATAACAATGAAGCTCCTACAGAGGAAGCTGGTATTAATTTTTTAAAAAATCTTTATGGATCAAGCACAACTTGGAAACAAACATCTTATAATACTTTTGGTGGAGTTCATTATACAGATGGTAATCGTACAGTTCCTAGTGAAGATCAAAGTAAAGCTTTAAGAAAAAATTATGCATGTATTAATTTTACTTATAATGAAGAAAAAGATGCTTTTATTGCACCTCAACCTTATCCCTCTTGGATTTTAAACGAATCAACATGCCTATGGAAAGCTCCAATTGATATGCCTGATGATGGTAATAGTTATATTTGGAATGAAGAAAATCAGAATTGGGAGGCACAATAAAAATGTCGGGATTTGGATTTAATGTATTAGGTTTTGGAAGTAGTGCAACAGTAGCAGATCCAGCAGTAGATTATGTAGTTGTAGCAGCTGGCGGTAGCGGTGGAAATGGTCGAGGTGCTGGTGGCGGAGCTGGTGGTTACAGATCAACATTTGGCTCAGCCTCTGGGTCAGGAAATACTGGTGGCGGAGGAACAATTGAATCAACAATAGAATTTACTTCAGGAGTACAATATACAATCACAATAGGTGGTGGAGGAGCCAATGTATCAGGTGCTGGAACAGTAGGAAACAACGGCGGAGATTCTTCTCTTGCAGGTACAGGAATTACAACAATTACATCAACAGGCGGCGGTGGCGGCGGCGCATACAATAACCAAGGCGGAAAATCTGGAGGCTCTGGCGGTGGCGGATCAGGTAGTGCCAGCGGTGGCTCAGGAACTGCTAATCAAGGTTCTGCCGGTGGAAACAGCCCAGGTGGTGTAAATGGAGCTGGCGGCGGCGGAGCATCAGCTGTTGGATCAAGCAGCGGTGGTGGAGCTGGCGGAGATGGCGAAGATTCATCAATTACAGGATCATCAGTAACACGAGCAGGCGGTGGCGGAGGCGGCGGAGATAGTGCCGCTGGAGCTGGCGGAGCTGGTGGTGGCGGTGCTGGAGCCGCTGGAACTGGAACTGCTGGAACTGCTAACACAGGTGGCGGTGGAGGTGGTGGAAAATATCACTCTAACTCAGGAGCCGGTGGATCAGGTGTAGTAATTTTAAGAGTAGCCTCTGCACTATATACAGGTACAACAACAGGCTCTCCAACTGTAACAACAGATGGAGCATCAACTATAATGACATTTACCGGGTCGGGGACTTACACAGCATAGATATGGCACACTTTGCAGAATTAGATTCAGAAAACGTAGTTAAAAGAGTTGTAGTAATTCATAACAATGAATCTCCAACAGAAGAAGCTGGTATTAATTTTTTAAAAAATCTGTATGGAGCAGATACGAATTGGAAACAAACTTCTTATAATACTTTTGGTGGAGTCCATTATACAGACGGTAGTTATACTGTGCCTAGCGAAGATCAAAGTAAAGCTTTTAGAATGAATTATGCAGGAGTTAATTTTACTTATAATGAAGAAAAAGATGCTTTTATTTTACCTCAACCTTTTCCATCTTGGACTTTAAACGAGTCTACATGTCAATGGGAAGCCCCTATAGCTTATCCAGGTGTTTGGGGTTCTGATGTAGAGGGTAAATACGTCTGGAATGAAGAAACCCAAAGCTGGGATGATTACCCTAAAGAGTAATTGTGGAATCTTCACAAATAACAAAAAAATTTTCTAAATATCTAACTTGTATTGAATACCCAGAAAAAAATTGTTCTTGGAACATTGCTGGAATTTTAAGAAAATCTAATAGTTATTACAAATTTGATGTAAGAAACATGCGTAAATTACCAAATGGTCAAATAGGTAAAGAGGGATCTTTAAAAACTAAAGCTGATAAAATGGTTTTTGAAACCGATAGTTATTGGGCTGTGTTTGATATTGAAGAATTACATAAATACTTAAAAGTAAAAAAATTAAAAACACTGTATTTTGATGATTTAATGGATGATTTAGATTGGAATATAATAATACCTAAGTAATATTGACATAAATATTAAATAGTATATGTTGAGTAAATAGAAAGATGAAACTAGATTTACCACCACCTGATCATGAAATTAAGATAATAGAAAATTTTTTAGATAAAAATTTTTTTAACGATCTACAAACATTAATTGTTAAATCTGAGTTTGCATGGTTTAAAAGAGATCATATGACCTCTCCTAAAGACTTAGGATTTTTTACTCACTCCTTCTATAACGACCACAGAATAAACACAGACTATTATTTTAAATATATAATACCTATTTTAAAAATTTTAAATTCAAGTGCTGTAGTTGAAGTAAAAGCTAATATGCTTATTAGCCCTTTTTATCAACATAGTTCTGATGATAAATGGAGCTCTGATGGGTTTCATACTGACTATCCTTTTAATTGTAAAACAGCCATATTGTATTTAAACGATTTTGATGGTGGCACAGAATTTAAAATGGGGGAAGAAATTAAATTTGTTGAGGCTAAAGCTAATAAAATAGTGGTGTTTGATACCCGTATTCCACACAGAGGAAAGCCATCCAAAATAGATACTTTTAAATATTTGATTAATTTCAATTATTTTGAAAGTTAAAAATTCGTTGATATACAATAAAATCTAATATATTCTAGGTTTTATGCTACAGAAGATAAACTTTCTACCTGGTCTAAATAAACAAATCACACCCACAGCTGCAGAGAGTCAGTGGATAGACTGTGATAATGTGCGTTTTAGATATGGGGTTCCAGAAAAAATAGGTGGTTGGAGCCAGTTAGGAAACGTTAATGAGAATGAATTGACGGGGGCAGGTAGAGGATTACACCATTTTGTTAATAGTTTAGGTAGAAGATACGCCATCATAGGAACAAACAGAATTTTATACGCTTACTCGGGTGGTGTATTTTACGACATACACCCAATTAAATCTACAACAACACTTACAAATGCATTTACCACAACCAACGGATCAGCATCTGTAACCATAACTTTTTCTTCAGCACATGGTATCAACCCACAAGACATTATTCTTTTAGATAATTTTACAGCTATTACCGGATCTAATTTTAGTGCCTCTGATTTTGATGATAAAAAATTTATGGTAACGACTGTGCCTACAAATACAACGATTACTATCACTATGCCATCAAATGAAACTGGATCTGGAGCAACCACATCTGGAGGTATTAGAGTACAACATTATTATCCTGTTGGATCTGCTGTTCAAGAAAAAGGTTTTGGTTGGGGCTTAGGATCTTGGGGTGGTGAAGCATCTAATGCCGTAACTAGCACATTGAATGGTGCTTTAGGAGACAATGCTTTTGGAACTGGAGGGTCAGGCACTAGTATTGTTTTAGCCGATGCATCACAGTTTCCAAGTTCAGGAACAAATTTTATAAAAGTAGGAACAGAAGAAATATCCTACACCGGTGTTACAAGTGGGACAACCTTAACTGGAATTACTAGAGCTGTAAGAGGAACAACAAGAGCTGCACACAGTGATGGAGCCACTGTAACAAATACTTCAGACTTCGTAGCTTGGGGAGAAGCAGCATCTGGAGACTTAGTATTAGAACCAGGCATGTGGTCATTAGATAATTTTGGTGACAAAGCCATTTGTTTAATTCACGATGGTGAAGTATTTGAATGGGATTCCGGACTATCAAACGCTACAGACACGAGATGCACAATTATATCTGGAGCTCCTACAGCTTCAAGACACATGGTAGTATCAACACCGGATAGACACTTAGTATTCTTTGGCACAGAAACCACGATTGGTACAAAATCAACTCAAGACGACATGTTTATTAGATTCTCGGATCAAGAAAATATTAACTCGTACACACCAACAGCAACCAATACAGCTGGTACACAGAGACTGGCCGACGGATCACAGATCATGGGGGCTATTAGAGGTAGAGATTCTATTTATGTTTACACAGACACAGCATTATTTTTAATGCGTTTTGTTGGTGCACCTTTTACTTTTTCTTTTGCTCAAGCAGGAACTAACTGTGGATTATCAGGACAAAATGCAGTTGTAGAGGTTGACGGTGCAGCGTATTGGTTATCTGAAAATGGATTTTTTAGATACGCTGGTAAATTAGAATCATTACCATGTTTGGTAGAGGATTTTGTGTTTGATGACATTAACATGGAGTCTGGTAATCAAATGATAAGTGCAGGTTTAAATAACTTGTTCGGTGAGATTATGTGGTTCTATCCATCATCAACATCTTCTGTTGTTAATAAAATGGTTTGCTATAACTACTTTGATTCAACACCAAACAGACCTGTATGGACTGTTGGCACGTTAGATAGAACTATGTGGAGAGATTCAGCTGTATTTGGTAAACCTCATGCTCTCGATTATGATGCTGGCACCGATACATCGTTTGATGTCGTAGGTAATACTGAAGGTAGAACAGCATACTATGAACATGAAACAGGAACTGATCAAAACAAAAACGGTACCATAACTGCTGTTACAGCCAACATAACATCCGGTGATTTTGATATTACACAGGACAGAAATCAAGGAATTACGTTTAGAGGAGATGGTGAGTTCTTAATGAAAATAAGAAGATTTATACCAGATTTTGTATCTCAGACAGGAAATACACAAATAACGTTGAATTTAAAAAACTATTCAAACGATACAGCAGCTAGCTCCTCATTAGGACCCTTTACAATTAGCTCATCAACGACTAAAGTAGATACACGAGCAAGAGCTAGAGCAGTAGCACTTAAAGTAGAAAACACAGGATCTGGTCAAGATTGGAAGCTCGGTACATTCAGACTAGACGTACAATCGGACGGTAGAAGATAATGGAAAACCTTTATTTAAATGAAGCATATGTAACAGACGAAGATTTACTTGGCAAAGCACCAACTAATATGCCTGCGGTTAATACGTTAACAAATGTTAATACGTTAACAAATCTTGATGACATGGATGCGGACCAAAGCAGAGTGTTAAATGAAATGGGAATAAGAAACTATCTTAAAAATTTTGTTGGTCAATCTGGAGATGGTATTATAAATACTTTAGCAGGCCAAGATCGTAGATCTGTTCTTACCAGAGCTGGACTTGGATCTTTATTGTTAGGATTCAATCCCATGACTGCATTATTTGGAGCATTTATTGGATCAAAAGCACCAGACATTTATAGTAGCCTTCAAGGTACAAATATAAATCCTTTGAGTTTTTTAAGAGAAAAAAGAGCTCAAAGACAAAGAGAGAGAATGGAAAAAGCCGCAGCTCTTGAAAGAGAACAAGCTTTAAGACAAATAGATCAAGCTGGTAGTGGTTTTGACGATTATGGTGCAGGAGAAGCCGCAGGAATGGGATTTGGAGGAGGAAGAACTGATCCTACAGATAAGAGTTAATTATGGCAAAGATAGTACAAACATTTACAAGACCTAGCGTAGAATATGATTATACAATATCAGAATCTCAAGCTAGAGATATTGACGGTATCATAAATAAATTAAATACAACGTATCAACAAGACTTGAAGGACGAAGTAGAAGCTGAAAACTTCTTTTTAAATTAATGGCAAACAGTTTTATAAACGCAAAAGCGGATTTAACAACTACGGATCTAACCACTCTGTACACAGTGCCTTCGGCAAACGTAGCTGTGGTAAAGTCAATACTAATTTCTAACGATGCTGGATCTAGTTGTAATATAACAGTCACTTTAGTTGATGCTAGTTCTAATATATTTAGTTTATTTAAAACAAAAGCAGTAGATACAAATACAACAACAGAACTTTTAACTCAGCCCCTTGTTATGGAAGAGAGCGAGATATTAAAAGTACAAGCCTCTGACGCAAATGAGCTGCACGTCATAGCTTCAATACTGCAGATACAGCCAAGAGAGGTTACATCATAATGGAAACATTAAAACCAAAAGAAATTATAACAACTATATCTAACCAGAAAACAGGAGAGGTATATAAAACAGAAGAAGAGTGGAAGGCTAAAGGAGTGCCGGAAGCAGAGATTAGAAGAGATGTCAAAGTAATTATGCCTTCGCTTGATTTGTTTCCAAAAACGAAATAGAACAATATTATGGGATTATTAAAGAAGATAAAAAAAACAGTTAGGAAAGCGGTACCTAAAGAATTATCAGGTATTATGAGAGCTGCAGCACCTTTTGTTGCAGCGTCTAATCCTATGGCTGCATTAGGTTTAACTATTGGTGGTCAATTAAGATCTGGTAGAGGTAGAATTAGTCCATTAGAAACTGTTCTAGCATTAGCACCCTCTGATATGGCTAGAGATCTTACAAAAAGAGCACCAGGAGGAGAGGCTTTAGATAAATTTTTATATGGAACACCAATGAAATTAGGGGAGTCTAGAATTGTTCCTGGAGAAGGTTTTACAGACGTAGCTGTATTTCCAGAAAACCAAGGTATATTTGGCACTGGTGGAAAATTTGGTTTAAAAGAATTTGTAGGGAGTAAGTTATTATCTCCAGATAAAACATTATCCAAACC